GGTTCGGTTATGGTCGCCATGGCCTCACCCTGTGTCGATGCTGTCGAGGGCGTGGATCAACAGGGTCAGGTCCCTGATGCTTTGCCGCCGCGTGACGTCCGGGGTCCACCCGTAGGGGGGTCGGGAGAAGTAGACGACGTAGTCGTCGAAGACCCGCCCTCCGCTTTTGGGTCAGGGAAACCATCCTCGTACGTAACAGGCAGGTCGTCGCCGACCCACCGGGCCGCGGCCAGGGCGTCACCGAGCGACATCTCCGTGGCGATCTTGGCGGCCTGGTCCTTCGGATGGTCCCGGCGTAGGCAGAGTTCAGCGAACCCTTGGAATTCGGCGGCGGAACCGAGCGGGTTGAGTTCCCGCCATGTCTTTCCCAGCATCGTTTCGAGCTCGACGGCGTCAGCGAGCGACAGGTCGTCTGTGTTGTACTTCCGGCCGTCGAGCGTGAGCTCGAACGGCATCAGCCGACCTTGACGAACGGCGTGAACGCCTTGAACGACCCGGAGATCGCGACGGCGCCGGCGACGTCAACGTCGAGGTTCATGTCGTAGGTGGCGGTCCCGTAGAAGTAGGTGCCGGGGATGCTGTTATCCGGGTAGAGGTACGTCCGGCGCGCGAGGCCATCCGTCGCACAGGCATACAATTGTGAAGTTGCCGTGTCGTAGAACCCGTCGTAGGTACCTTGGGCGTCGGGGAGGTCGGCGACGTACACCTTGGTGGTGTCCCCGAACGCGGTGACGTCGATGGTGGCGACCGTCGCTGCGAAGGTGTACTTCTTCATATAGGGGACGGGACTGGCGGCGGCGGTGTCGTTGGCGAGGCCTACGTAGAGCGCACCTCGGCGTCCGGCGATTCGTGCCATGGTCGTGCCTTTCTTGTTTAGCCGAGCAGCTCGAGTAGCCGTCGGGCGTTGCTGGTAAAGGTTCTGTCGGCGGTCGCCGCCCGGGCTGCTGCCGCAACATCGGCGCGTGCCTGGTCGTGGGCGAGCCACCAACGCAGCTGATCTTCGAAATCTCCCGGGCCTCTGAAGGTGGGCAGCATCGGGAGGACCTCGTCGCCTTCCCCGCGGGCCTCCCGCAGAAAGAACGTGCCGGTGGCGGCAAGCTCGACCTCGCGGGGGGAGAGCGACCAGCCTTCGCTGGTGCCGCCTTCGGAGATCTCGCGCCGGTACTGATTCATTGATGCTTTGGTTGATTGGTACAGGCGGAGTGTTTCGCTGTTCGGGCAGCATTCGGCGATGTCGTGGGCCAGGAATTTCCGCAGTGGCGACCCCGGCTCGAGGGTCTGCCAGTTCCCGGCCAGGGCCACGTCGATCCCGGACCAGCCGACTGTTTCGAGGAGCTCGACTCTGGCCGGGAACCCGGTCCCAACGAAAGCGAAATCGGATGTGGCGGCCGGGTCTGGCGGGCCGGGCCGGTGGATGGCAGGCCGGTAGGCAGCCGGCATGTACACGGTGGGGGCGACGGCGGTGAACTGGTCGAGGTGGGTCGGGTCGTTGATCAGGTTCAGGTCCGCCCGGGCCGCCCGTTCGAGTTCACGGTCTGTTTCGTAGGGCTCCTCGAGGTGAAGGATCACCACCCGGGAACCCCGGGCCCGGCACAGATCCAGGACAGCCAGCGGGATGTAGAAACAGGACACGACCAGGACCACGTCGGGGAGGAACTCGTAACAGGCCGCCTCGAGACCTTTGCTGGCGAGGATCGCCGCCGCATCCGGAGTCAAAGCCTGCACCATCTTCCCGGCCCGGTTGATTTTCGCCTGGGCGTAGAACGACAGCCGATCCTCCAGGTTGAACGCCGCGACCGAACAGCCCAGTTCGGTGAGGGCTTCGACCCACCCGTCGTACACGTCGGACACAGCAAACGCCGGCCCCGGATGAACAACGAGGAATCTCATCCGTAGGCCTTGCGGAGCGTCTGGGTCAAAGCGAGACCCTGCGCTTTGTGTTGAATCGGGATCGCGGCGACGACACCCTTCGCCCAAGGATGTTTCCCTTTGGTTCCCGGATGGTCCGCCCACGCCCTCACGCCCACACCGGGGATGACCACGACCCGTTTCCGGGCCCGGGCGCCCCGCTCCTTGGGGATCCGGTGCGCTTTCGTGTCCCGCTCGATCAGCTGGAACGGGCCCGTTGCCCGGACCAGCGCGGTGCTACGACCGCCGAAGTCGTAGCGGACCCCGACCTTCGCGCCCTTCTTCCCCACCCCCCGCAGTTTCCCGTTGTTGACACCGGCGGCCTGCATCTGGGTCAGCACCGAGGTTTTCACCGCGAGAGCAGCGATCTGGACGGTGCGATGCTCGAGGTTCTGGAGCTCAACACCCATCTTCGCTGTCTTGGCCAGGAACGTGGGCAGGCCGTCAACCACCGGACCGCACCTCGGTCAACCCCCACTTGTCGTGAAGACGCATGACGTTGTCGCGGAGCCGCGACCACCGCTCCGGCCCCGACTTCGATTCGTGGTGCGTCACGACCGACGCCGGTTCGTAGACGACCCGCCAGCCAGCGCGACGGAAGGAGAGACACAGGTCAACGTCGTCGGCCCCGTTCCAATATCCGGTATCGAACCCGCCAACCGCGAAGAATTTGGGCTTGTCGACGAGCATGCAGGCGGCGGTCACCGCCGGCATGTCACGGCGCACCCCCACCTCGTGGATGTTCTCGGCCCACAGCAGCCCGTGCCGTTCCGACAACTCGACGCCGCCATGCTGAACACGCCCGTCCGGGTAAAGAAGGAGAGCACCGACAGCGGCCACGTCGTCGGTGAGGGCGGCGACGAGTGGTTCGAGCCACCCGGCGTGGACCTCGGTGTCGTTGTTCAAGAACACGATGATGTCGCCGGTGGCGGCGGCGGCGCCCTGGTTGCATGCCACGGCAAACCCGAGGTTCTCCGGGTTGTTGATCCGCACGTCAGCTGTGAACCGGTCCCCCGTCCCGTTGTCGACCACGATCACCTCGACGTCGCGGGTGTGATGCGCGACGGCGGAGAGGCAGGCGATGGTGAGTTCCGCCCGGCCGTAGTGCGGGATGACAATGGAGACGGTCACCCTATGACCGCCGGGTCGTAGAGGAGTCCTTGTTCGTCGAGGAGCCGTTCCCATTCCTTCTGGAGTTCGTCGTCGGTGAACCCGCCGAGGGTCCGCCAGTGTGTCCCGTGGAGCTCGTGGACAGTCGACGCCTCATAGGCCGCTTTGCCTTGCCGGACCTTCCTCGCCATCTGCTCGAGGGAGCGGTACTGGTAGTGGCGGTATTCGAGGAGACCTGTCGTCCGGCGCCCTTCCCGTTCAACGTCGTGGTTGCCCATGTGGAGATACACATCGGGGTGGGCCCGGAACGCGACTTTCGGCCAGGTCTGCGTCGTCGGGCGGCGCCACCCCATCCTGACGATCGGGTTCGGTTCGTCCGGATCGAACGGCTGCGCAAGATGGTCATACCCGTAGACCTTGACGACATCGGCGTCACAGACGGCGAGCCGTTCGGCGATCGTCCCACCCACCCCGTACCACCATTCGTCGGCGTCGAACGGGAGGATCCAGGTGGCGCCGGCGTCGTAGGCGCGGCGGGCGAGAGCCGACATCTTGTCGGACTGGTAGTAGCCCGCCTCATCATCATCAAGGATCGTCAGCGGATAGCGGGCGGCCAACTCCTCGAGCAGCGGCCGGGTCTTATCCGACGACATGTTGTCGGCAACCCAGATCCGGTCGACACCCTGAGCGAACAACTGCTCAACGACGGGAACGACGATGTCTTCCTCGTCGCGGACCATCGCTACGGCGGCGATCATCCGAACCCTGCCCGGCAGAGAAGCCAACCCAGAACAATCCCGATCAGAAACAGGAGACCAGGGGCGAGTGTCATCGGGGCCTCGCCGGGTTCCCCATCACCGTCTCGAACGGTTTCACGTCCTCGACAACGACCGCGCCGGCGCCGATCAGGGCGCCTCTGCCGATGACCAGTTCGTGGGCGACGACAGCACCGGCGCCGATGAACACGTCGTCTTCAACGATCACACCGCCGGCGATGTTGGCGCCGGGACAGACCGTGACCATCTCGCCGATGATGCTGCCCCGGCTGATCGTGGCGTTCAGGTTCACATGGGTATGGGCCCCGAGCGACACACCGGGGCCGATCCTCGCCCCTGCGGCGAGGACAACCCCGCCGCCCAGGTCGCCACCCATGAACGTGCAATCAGGATCGAACAGGCGGGTCGCGACCTGCCCGGCAGCCTTGTCGGCGATCTGGCGGCGGACCTCGGGCCACGCCGCACCGATCACGAACCCGGCCCGGCTGCCACGAGCGAGTTCCATGTAGCGGCTGATCGGCCCGGTGAGGCCGGGGATGTCCGGATCATCATCGAAGAACAAGACCCGCGTGAACCCGGCCCGGGCCGCGCCGGCTCCGAGTTCCTGGCCGTGCGGGCCGGCGCCGAGGATCGCGATCATGGGAGCCACCCGTCAGCCCTGTGCGTGCCGATGTGGAGTGTTCTCGGCGGGTCAGTCTTGTCGCCCCAGAACCCGAACGTGCGGCCCTCACCGACCAGTCGGGACGTCATCTCGGCCTCGTTCCCCGCCGGCCACCCGGCGTCGATCACACCGCGAGGGATCAGGCAAGGGTTGAGGGAGAAGCATTCCTGGTGTTCAACGAACCCGTCCCGCTGCCGGTACCGGTCCGGCCGGCATTCGATGATCCCGCCGGCGGCTTCTTCGGCCGGGTTGCCCGGCTGCCGCTTCAGGACAAGGTTGGCGAGACGGGGGTGGGTGTCGAGGGTCTTGGCCATCTGGTCGACCTCGAGGGGTTCGACGAGCACAAAGTCGGTTTCGTGGTGCCACACGTACTCGACGCCGGCGGGGAGGTCCGCCCATCCGGACTGGACCGCCGCCGCCAGACCACGCCGCACCGGATGGCGGATCACGTCCCAGTCCCCATCGAACGTCAGGCGGCTGGTGCCGCCGGAGTCGTCGACGATCCGCCAGTAGGAGAACGTGCCGGTGGGCACCCACCTGCGCAACGACTCCATGGCCTGTTCGAGGTAGGCGTCGCGGCCGTCGCTGATCACAACCAGAGCGAACACGTTCATGTCCACGGCCCGTAGTCGGCGCCGGCCGGCGCGTAGCGGAAGCGGATCCCGTGGCGGCGGAGCTGCTGCCGCAACCGCTCCGACGCCGATGTCACCGGCCCGGTGATGGTGCGCAGCGCGACGTCGAACATCGTGTCGCCCACCACAACCTCCGCATCCGTCGCCTTGGCCGTCACGTCGGCTTCGGCGCAGATCCGCTCGAGGATCCCCTGCCTGTCCGCCGGAGTCGCCGGATACGCCTGCTCACGGACTACCCGGGCCGGCGCCCCCGCGGCCAACACCCCGCAAGGAAGAACCGCCGTGACCACCGACCCGGCCGCTACGACGACATCGTCGCCGATCGTGACGCCGGGCATGACGGTCGCCTGGGGGAGCCACACCCGCGACCCGACCGTCACCGCCCCGAACGTGACCGGGAACCCGTCCCATTCGGAAAGGTAGGCGCCATGGGTGAATACCCGGCTGCCGATCCCGATCCCCACCTCATCACCGACATGGACTGGCCGGGCGGTGTTGATCTGCGCCCCCATCCCCAGATGCAACCAGTCTCCCGCCACAAGCTCGCCCACGGACGCGGATCCGCCGCCGATCACGGCGTACTCGTCGATGAAACACTCGCGGCCCAGGACGACCCGCCGACCGTAGATTTCGGCGTGGGCCCGCACGACAGTCCCCTCACCGATCACGAGCTCGTCCACGTCGATGACGGCCGTCGGATCGATCGTCACCATGTCGATTTCACGATCCGGAACGCCTCCGCCGCCTGGACGCCGATCTGCCAGCCGTACAACCGGTCCCGGGCTTCGATCGCTTCGGCCATCCCCGAATAACGGGCCAGTTGCGACTGATAGGCCCAGACCGCCTCCGCCTTCTCCTCGACGTAGCCGCTGATGTCCACCAGATGATTCGGGCCGGGCCCATCAGGGTCAAGGCCGCCGGGGAGCGGCTGATCCATCTCCCACAGACCCATCCGATTCTTCCGGGCCAGCGTGCGGGCCACCCGCCCCAGATGACCATGAGACGAGTTCGGATCCGACAACCGGTGGGAGATGAGCAGATCCGGTGGGACCTGCCCGACAAGCTTCTCGAAATGCTGCACCCACCGCTGCGACCAACCAAACGTCGATTCGTCCCACTCCCACCACGGATGAAGATCAACCCCGAGATGCTTGGCTGACAACTCGAGCTCCCCCAGCCGCTGCTCACCCAAACCCTGCTTCTCATGGTCCGGGCCAAAGTCAGAGAAGAACCCGACGATCAGACACACCGCATGTCCCTCGGCGACGAAACGGGCCAGTGTCCCGGCACACATCAGTTCGTCATCCGGATGGGCCACCAACGCAGTCACGTTCATGACGACATCGGCACCGAGACATGCAGAGTGACCGACCCGAACTGGGACTCCCCCACCTGCACCAGGTCGTAGTTGTCCCACGACTCGACCGTCATATCCTCCTGGCCGGTCGAGAATGCCTCCACCGCATCGATCAGCGACCCGGCTGCTCCGACCGCCAGATACCCATCCAGGGCGTCCTGTGCCGAGGGCCAGTGCGCCGCCTGGACGAGGACCAGGATGTCGAACCGCAACTCGGTCGAACCCCGCTCGAACGTCGCGTGGATCGTCGCCGACGACGGCCGCACAATCGCGCACGGCACCTCAGGTTTCGCCGGGATCGTGTCATAGGTCTGCAAACCACTGATCGTCGCCAACCTCGCCTTGAGGTCGTCGCGGACCGTCCCGAGATTCATCAGGCGACCAACACCGGCGCCTTGCGATACGCATCCAACAGAGACATCACGTCGCCGTCCTCCAAACGGGAAACCCGCACCGGCCCGAAATCACCGAACCCGGCGATCCCCTGCGGCGAATCCTTCCGGCTGAACAGCCGCGACGCCTTGATCAAACACGCCTGGGTCACCGCATCAGGAACAGCCGGCCAACCCCACTTCGCCGTGATCTCCACCCGGTTCATGTGGGTAAGCCACGTGTTCACCAGCCACGGAAACGTCTTCGTCCCGACAGCCCGAATCGACGTCCACGGCCTCGGTTCCGTATAGGCAGACGCCGCGTTCACGGGCAACAACTGGTAGTCGGACGCAGCCCACGTCGTCTCGAACGTACCGTCACCACCCGCATCGGTCTTCACGATCACACTCGCCGCGTCACCCAGATCATCGTCGAACTCGAGCAACGTGAGCGTCCGAGGATTGAAGCTACGCGCGACGGCTGACCCGTCGAGCCAGAAGCGGCGCTGACAGTAATTATCGATCGTCCTCGACGCAGCGTTCACCGCCGACTCGAGCTGAGCGTCATACGTCGACACCGTCACCCCGAGATACGACTTGATCGTGGTCAGATCCGTGTAGCCGTGGCTGATCGTCATGCCGCCCCCCGCTGAGCCAGCCACAAAGAGGCCGGATCGATGTTCCACTTCGCCGCGAACAACTTCTCGTCGAGCTCCGCATCCGCCAACCGATCAGAATCCTCGAGCGTCGACCGCAACGGATCCAGGTGACGGGCGAAACAGCCGCCGACACACACCGTGAACTTCCCGGCCGCCTTCACCTGACACTCAAGGTCGCTGTCGCCGTACCACCAGGAGAACCGCTCATCGAACCGCAGCCCCGCCTCGCCCCGCACCATGAACGCCCAGCCGCTCATCGTCTGGCCGGCCATGGTGTCGGACGCGGTCCGCACCGCCTCGCCCGGGGGCACCTCGAGCTCACGCCAGTTCGGATATGAGATCCAATGGTCCTCGTGAACCCGCAACCCGGCCTCGAGGTGGGCTGCGAACTCGTTCGGGACCTCCACATCATCATTGAGAATCAGGACGTTGTGGGGGCCCTGGGCGGCCTCGGCGGCCATCTCTAATCCCCGGTTCCACATCTGGTGTAAACCCCACCCGTGCGCGGGTATGGCGCCCCGTGGAGGCGTGTCGTAGCCGTTATCGAAGACGAAAACCTCGGTGGTCTGACCTGCAAGTTGTCCACGCAGATTGGCCAGCATCTCCGGGCGGTTCTTCGAAGCGATCACCACATACGTGGGAAGCGCCGGCACGCACGCCTCCGCCAACACGGCCGACTCAACCAGGAACGCCTGCTCGTTGATCTCCACCGGCTTCTCATGACCCAGCCGGATCCCGGTATGCACATACACATCGAACCCGGCAGCTTCAGCCCGCAGACAGAACGTCAGGTCTTCCGACAACTCGTCGCCCGTCTCCCACAGCGTGTTCCCCTCGGCATCCTTGGCGTAGAACTTCGTCTCGTCGAACCACGGCCGGGGCGGCGGATACTTCACCGCCATCGCCTCCAACACACTGCGATGCACCAGCAGGCAGGCCGCCCCCGTCCCCGCAACCTTCACCAACGCATCCGACGGATACTTCGTCAGGCGACGGAACCGCTCATCGCCGGGAACCATCGCATAAAGCGTCGGCCACACCTTCCGCTGCCGGTCAGCCATGTACGAGAAACACAGACCACCGACAACTGGCCGCAACGTCGGATGCGCAGCATCAACCAGGCGGTCCACCAGGTCCCCATCAAACACCATGTCCGTGTCGAGCTGAAGCAACCAGTCGATCCCGTCGAGTTTCAGGAATTCGCGGACGATCTGGTTCCGGCCCCGGGCGACGACCGCCCCGGATGCCACCGGGAGGTGAGCGCCACCATCGATGATCCGCCGATGATGCTTCGCGTCCCACACCAACAGGTGCACCAGCGAACGGGTGAACTTCGCCGACACATCCGACGGATGCGGATAGGCCACACACACCTTCTGGGAGGCCTTCGAAGTCACGACGCAACCTCGCTGCCGAGATGCTTCTCGAGGATCCAAGGATTAGCCGCTCGGAACGCTCTGATTTGCGAGGCCCGGCGCTCCAGCAGCGCCGGGTCGTCACCAAAGTTGTTCGTATTACAGGCTTGGCAGAGGAGGCAACGGACACAGCGGCCGCACGCCAGATCCTTGCTGGGACAGCACCAATGATCATGATCTACGTGCCATTGCTTGTGCCGGCCACCCGGTTCGGCCGTCAGACACAACGCGCATCTGCCGTTCTGGGCCTCCAGCATCTTGTGGAACGAGTCCAAGGTCTGACCTCTACGGCGCAACGTCACTCGCCTGGCCGTCGCCTGGTCTCGCTCGTAGTTCGCTAGTTGCCATTCACGCCTCTTCTTCGAAGAACATGATCGACACATCGACGCTCGGCTGCGATCTATCAGCGGAAGCTCCCGCTCGCAGTAGCCGCAAACGAACTTACCGAGATCCAGAAGTTCGCTCGACTGCCGCCGGTGTTTTTGGATAGGCCTCGATGGCTCGACATCATTT